TGACCATGCTTCTTTCAATCTGTTCATCTTTTTTAAATTAATGTGTATTAATTATGATTCCTCTCCTGGTGTTTCTTCATCAATAACAATGTCATCGATTCCAAAATCTTTATTGACTTGATAATCCATAATAAAACGGTCACATAACATATCATAAACCCAGGATTTCAGATTAGGATTAGCTTCCATCCAAGCACCGAAATCTTTACTTCTGAATTTCAATACGTCTTTGTCAACCGTCTTAATTTCACCAGTTTCTGGGTTGATTATCTCATCAGTAAAATGATGTGCAACTAAAGAGCCATCTGAATCGTGTTCTTTTGTACTTGTGTATTTCAACGGCAAACTCCAAAACGTGCCTGATGATACCAAGTCGAAACTCTTTAATGTGTTTAACCAACCACCATAATTATCAATACCCGATTTAAAATAAATGTCATATGTAACTTCCTTTAACGGTGGACCTAGCCTATTTTTTACTACAACCGCTCGTGTTTTTATACCTACTGTTTGCTCTACACCATTAATCTTCATTTTAATCTTTCCCACAGATTTTAAACGTAAACGAACTGATGAGTGAAATGCAATCGCTTTTCCACCTGATGTTCCATATGGATCACCAAATGAAATACCCATACGAACTCTCAACTGATTTGTCATTATTAAACAAATATTTTGTCGAGCAATCATATTTGTAATTTTTCGCATTGCTTTTGATAAGATAATTGCCTTATCTGTAGCATATCCGTCCTTCCCGTGCTCGGAATTTATTTCCTTTTTTGTAGTTGAACCCATTATTGAATCAACCACAATAGTAACAAGCACATCTTTATCGGCAGCACGAACTTTTGCAATAGTAGCTTCAATACTATCAAATATATCTTCCAAAAGTTCTAGCGGCAAATATACTAATTTATCAATATTAACACCAATGGCCTGCAAATATTCGCGACTTGCTGCGGCTTCAGTATCAATATAAATTGCTAAACCACCTGCTTCTTGTGTACTTTTCAGAGCATATGCAGCTAACAAAGATTTCCCGGAAGCTTCCAGGCCGGTAATTTCGATAATTCTACCAGCCGGAAGTCCGCCGTTTTTTCTATTAGAAACTGCCAGATCTAACATATCACAACCAGTCGAAATCCATTTAGTTACATCAGTTACACCTGTATCTGTTAAATGGTATGCGACCTTGTCTGTCTTTGTAGCAAACTTCTTATTAATATGTGATATAAGATCTTTCGATAGCTCATTTAGAGCTGATTGACTAACTTTTTTTGACATATTTATTAATTAAACATTTCATCAAATGCAGCATCAATATCACTCGTGGCATCAACCGCCTTTTCTCCGACAGTCGCAGTTTCTACATCTGTGCTATTATCCGAGTGGTCACTGCTTTGGTCATTGTTTTCGATGAAATCATTCAAAATTTTCTTAAGTTCGTCATACGTAGGTGGTTGCCAAATGTCCTTTACATCCGGCATTTCCTTTAGTAATGCAGCAATTTCTTTACTATCAGTTGCAGGAGATGTATTCCTCTTTACTCTGAATGTAGTTTTTGGATATCCTTCTGCTGGCTTCTCGTACTCAACTGTAATATCAGAACCATTTTTTAAATCTAAAATGTTTCCATAATCAGGATCAGATATTGTTTTCAATAACTCCTCGTAAACAGTTTTACCAAAACCCCAAAACTTAACTCCTTCTGATTCTTCTCCACGCACCAATACAGGAACATAGGTCCTGACCTTAGCTTCAAGCTGTCTAGCTAATAGCCAATCTTCTTTTTCCCCTGTTGATTTTAGCTGGTCTGCCAATTCCTGTACAGGGTCTGGGTCGTTGAAGTTTAGTGGCGATATAATCGTCCTTGGTGCTAAATCGTAATAAAATGAAAGTTCTAAAAATGGCCATTCGGGATTATGTACATACGGTACCATTCGAATAACCTGCGTTCCTGGTTTGGGTTTCCAAATGAGTTTTTTACCACCCTTTCCTTGCGCTTGTAGGTTTGCCAGTTTCTGGCGAATTTTGTCAAAATCCATAATTTGTTAAATGTTTAATTGATTAAAAAATAGTTTATTTTGTTTAAATGTAGGGAATTATTTTCACAATTCCAAATGTTTTTAAATCTTTTTTTAATTTTATTTCAAATACCGACTTTCTACGAATTCCAATTTTGTTTTTACTATGTCTCCATCCCTTGTTAATAGTAATGTATTTTCGTAATTTTGCCACTCGAGTTGGAACTTCTTATCTAATATCCCGTTATTTGCTTTTTTAATTATTTCATTAAGTGCGTTAATTGAATACAATGTATTTGTTTCCGATTTCCTGTGAACAGATATTGTGTTTGGTGTCGGATCGTATTGCCCGATTACATTATATGTACAATAAAGCTGATTTGCATTATCTGAATTTTCAAACACAAATACTGTATCATATTTCAATTTATATATCTTTGGGAGAACAGCTAATAGCAATTCCAAATCTGTTCTCTGTATAAATGTACATAATAAATTCCCCAAGATCCATCCCTCACTGTTATCGCATCTGTAATTGTATTGCGGGGCCTCCCCTCTTGTCCACAAATGATAAACTCGTAAAAATATAATCCTTGTTTAAAAAACTTTTATAATTTTCTATCGGAAAAGCAACTGCTTTTTCCATACCTTTATTCAGTAACAAAAAATGTGAAAATGCCTTCCCTTTCAAAACCTCGACATAATTCATGTATGCGATTTCAGCCATATCCGAAAATGATTGTGCTGGATCAATAGTAAGCACTTTATCAATAAATGCATCTTTCATATCCTGTGGCGCATTGATAAATACATCATTAATGATTCTTTCAGCAAATACTTGCCCTGTACCTGGCACAACACTTTCCAATTCCTGCGCAATTAAAACTAAATTATCATTGCTTCTACCGCTTCCTACAATTTTATATTTTCGATTCTCTTCTGGAATATTTAGCTCATCATATAACCTATTTAAATATGCTGAATCCAAAAATATTTTACCAAAATCTGCATTTGAATTTTTTAATCGTCCTCCCCCTGAACCCTTTCTCAATTCGCCTTTGACTTCAACAAAATCAGAATTAACTTTCAGATCCCCGACATCTGCAAACGTAATCTTAGGTGATAACAATGCCAATGCTACTTCGCCAGGTCCTCTATTTGATCCAGATATTGTGACTGTCACATCATATAAATTCAAAAACAGCGCATATAAAAATTCAAACGAAACGTCATTACGAGAAACAATAAAATCTCTAAAACTGGTGGCCCCAGACATCAGCTTTTTAGTATCAATAAAATCAAATTGCCCATACCCTAATACAAACCGCTCAATATCATCGTAATCACCTGGCGTATCATTTATTGCTTTTATAAAATATTTAAGTATTTCACGATTTTTATGATCAGATTCCCCCGTTGATTTTTCAAGTTCTGGTCCAATGTCAACACCTTCTTCTGAATATTTCATGGTCTCACGAAATACTGCACTAATAAAGGCTGGATTCTTTCTTAATATTGCAATAATTTTTTCTAATCGTTCTTTGTCTTTTGGAGCTTCATTTATTTTCTGCGTGTCTATTGTTCCTACTATATTCATTTCAGCTAAAACATTTTTCAAAACACGCAATTGTGATTTTGAATATGGAGGCATAGCATACCCCTTTTCTAATCTACTGAACCATGTTTCTACAATCTCTGAATAATCTTTCATATTATTTTACTACCTTTTTTCTCAAATAATCACCAGAAAATACAATATCTGTATCTATTATATATTTTATGCTTTGTGGTAATATTTCAAGGTTACCCTTAAATTTTTGATAAATGCCACTTATATGATCAAGGTAAATATTATCCTTTAACCTCTCTGTTGTAGCGATAAATGACACTGAGCTTAATTTATTTGCTATTTCTGCATTTAGTTGTTTTAAAAATGCTGGTACGAGTTGTTCAATTGGAACTCGACCTAATACATTTTGTACTTCAGCACCCAATTTCCTAATGCTTTCAACTTCACTTGTTTGTGCGTCTCCCACTATGGAATTGATATCGTTTATAACATCTTCACTACCAACCCTCTTTAAAATGGCATTTATATATGCCCTATCCATTTTTTTCTGTGGCTGCTCATCTGTTATCAACTCATGTATATTTAAAATAGCATATAATAAATCAACAGATTCTGCTGACATTGTGCCAGCTTTAATTTCTTCCAATGTAGAAGCTGTTTGTATCATAATACCATTTGTTCCTTCTATAGACACATCCGCATAAATATCAGTTTCTATATGTTCAGTCGTTACTACTTTACCTGCATATATAATTGACAAAAATAATTGTGAAGGGACACCATTTTCAATAGTGATTGACTCCCTGATTAAATTATATAATTTCTTTTCGTATTTTGCAATATCAAAAGTACCTGCTGATGGTAGTCTTTTTGTGTTTTTTGCAATTATCTTAGTAACACCTTGTAAAGCTCTATCATCTAATTCTTTGATACCGATATACAACTGCTCCAAACCATTTATTACTGCACCTGATGAATATTTTTTTAGCATATATTCTTTAAATGATGCGGCATCTTCCATAAACGATGCATGCTTTCCTCTAAATCGTGTATTTTCTTCGTCTTCATTAATCCTTAATAAATCCTCTTTTGTATATTGAACTCCATGGTTCTTTAACACTTTCTCCAATATTTTTAAATCGGATTCACTGTACGGAGGGAATGAATATCCCTTGGATAATTGTGAAAACCACTCACTTATTATTTTTATATAAGAATTATTCATTTATATTCACGCCTTTTCATTGAATGGAAATTAAAACCAGCCTTTAAATTAACTTTCATAGAATTGTCATTTAATATAGTCGTTATATCTTCAATAAAGTTACGACCATCTTGTTTATTATATACAAACAACAAACTATCGTATGTATATAGAATTAATCGCGATTTACTATTATATAAGTATGAAAAAATTTTAGTTAACACGAGCATATTTCGCTCAGTTTCATGTCCTTGTAAAATATAATTAAATAGTTTTGTAGAACTTAAATTTTCAAAATTTGCACGTTTTATCTTCCTACCACTGATTGGCATTTTTATATAACCATCATTTTGGAATTTTTCATATATCTTGTATCTGTATTCGGCTACCTTTTGAAAAAACTCGATATGACGAAACTCATCTAATATTTCACCATACAGCATTCTAAATGTCACGCCTTTGGACATCTCATATGCTTCATCGTCGAGGGTTTCTTTTTGAAAATATTGCCTGCCAAAATATTCATGCAAATTACCTTCAGGAAACGTATAGTTAATCAAATCAGCAACTAATCGAATATGATACGAATCATAATCGAATTCCAACAAAAGCTCATTTGGATCGCTTACCGAAATCATCTTTCGTACTCCAGAACTTTTATTTAAAGCTGCATAATTAATACCATCAAACTTATTACTCGGTCTTCCGGTAGCAGTAAAAATATTATACTGAGAATACAGTATCGGACTTAATCGACTATCCTTATAAAACTCACGAGCAACATCTACATTACACGGTATTCCACTATGTTCAAGTTTATACAAATTACCTAAAACAGTATGGTTATAGAATTCCAAAGAATCATCAAATTCAATGTCATAGAAAATCTCTTTAAAATTTAACACGATGTTTCTGCAATATGCTATAAAATTGACTATTGGCACAATATTATTAATATTCCGCAGTTTCCGATACCAACGATGATATGATGATATATCAATAGAAAAATCTACTTCAATTGGCTTATTATAATTCAACCAATAACATAAATCCGCATCAATTGTATTGTGCCCGAACTGCTTTAAAATAAAACTATTATAACAAAATGTAACTTTAGAAAATACCAACTGTTCAACTGGTATATTACAAAACTTTATATCCGAATGTGCATAATTTAATATCCATTCTTGTTCTGAATTGAAATCATACACATACAAAAAAGATACTTTATTGTCATTACGATGGCGATACGGATCTGCTAATACAGGTACTATTAATAAGACGCTATTAGAATCCCAAGTAATATCTGATTCAGTTGATGCATATACCATACATCAAAATATAAGAATTTATATTGTGAATTCCAAATTATCCACCAAATATTTTTCAATTCCTGGAAATTTGGTTTTTATT